ATCGAATCATTAATGAAAGTTTGTTTAAAGGAATGATCTAATGACTTATTTAGATTTAGTTAATAATGTGCTTAGGAGACTACGAGAAACAGAGGTTTCTTCTGTTCAGTCTAATTCCTACAGCAAACTAATCGGAGACCTTGTTAATGACGCTAAGGACCTCGTAGAAACCTCGTGGGACTGGTCTGCACTTAGAACTACCCTTACGATTACTACTACGGCTGACGTATTCAACTACTCTTTAACTGGTAGCCAGAATAACATCAAAGAACTAAACGTGTTGAACGATACGTCAAACTTAATAATGCAGTACCAGACTAACAACTGGTTTGACTCACAGTTTCTCTTAGGAAACCCTGTCTCTGGCGCACCCATGTACTACACGTACAACGGTGTTGACTCAGACGGTGACACGTTAATCGATGTTTACCCTAAGCCTGATGGAGTCTACTCCTTACGTTTTAACTGTGCTCTACGTAACCCTGACTTAAGTGCTGACATAGATACGCTAAAGATACCTGCGATGCCTGTGATGCACCTTGCTGTGGCTTTTGCTTCACGAGAACGTGGGGAAACAGGTGGTACGTCCAGTGCTGAGTACTTTGCAATGGCTAACAAGTACTTGTCCGATGCCATTGCTATGGACGCCGCTAGACACCCCGAAGAAACTATCTTCTACACGCCTTAAGGTACTTATATGGCACAAGAACTCAAAAGTATTAATCTTGTAGCACCTGCGTTCCAAGGCATCAACACTGAGGACGCACCGTTAGCTCAGGACCCTTCCTTTGCTGAAACAGCAGACAACGCTGTTATCGACAAAAGAGGGCGTATTGCAGCACGTAAGGGCCACTTGGTCATCACAACTGATAAGACGCAGTTAGGTAGTGACTTCTTAAGTTCTATCAAGGAGTTTAGGGACGACGCAGGTAACACCGAGATTTTCTCAGTAGGTAACAACAAGATTTTCAGTGGTACAACCACGTTAGCTGATGAGACTCCCGGAAGCTACACGATTACTGCTGATGACTGGAAGATGGTCAACTTTAACGACAGCATCTACTTTTTCCAGCGTGGCTACGAGCCTCTTATTTACAACAACATTGCAACTATTAATCCCGGCGGCACTAACGGGGACGTGTTGCAACTAAGCACAGTCACAGGTGCAGCCGGTGTCACCTCTAGTATGTACGGGAATGAAGTCCTAGCAGCTTACGGCAGACTCTGGACTGCTGACTTTGCTACGGATAAATCAACTGTTTATTGGTCTGATCTTTTGATTGGTCATGACTGGCTAGGTGGGACCTCTGGTTCCATTAACTTGTCTAAAGTATGGCCTGATGGTCACGACGAAGTTGTAGCACTATCTGCCCATAATAATAAATTGATTATCTTTGGTCAGCGTAGTATCGTAGTTTACGAGGGTGCTGACTCTCCTGCTACTATGGCTTTGTCAGACACAGTAGTGGGTGTAGGCTGCGTGGGCAGAGACACTATACAACATACAGGTGTAGACGTAATCTTCTTGTCTCACACAGGCTTAAAGAGTTTCGGGAGAACAATTCAAGAAAAGTCCATGCCACTAAGCAGTTTATCCGGTACAATTACTACGGACATTATTCAGGTACTCAGGGAAGCAAACGAAGTCTATAAGTCTGTGTATCACCCAGAGGAAAACTTCTACTTGCTTACTTTCGTAAACCAGAACATTACCTATTGTTTTGACGTAAGAGGGACACTAGAGAATGGGTCGTACAGAGTGACACGATGGCCCGGAACTAGCTTTACGTGCTACGAACGTAAGAGTGAAGGAACTTTGCTCATTGGTAGTTCATTAGGTATAGGGCAGTACTCAGGTTTTCAGGACAATGGTGGCTCCTACGGCTTCAAGTACTTTAGCCCAGAGCTGTCTTTTGGAGACCCTTCTAAACTTAAGTTCCTCAAGAAGCTCAGACCGACGATAGTAGGCGGTAGTGGTTTAAACATTTTTCTGAAGTGGGACTATGACTTTGGGTCTTCTTACAACGTAGAGTTCCTTACTTTAAAGGACGAAGCAAAGGCTGAGTTTGGCATAGACGAATACACCGTGGGTCAGTTTTCAGACGGTGTTTTAACTTCCAAAGAAGCCATTAACACTAACGGAAGCGGCGGAACTTTGAGTATTGGTATGGAAGCCGACATTAACGGAGAAGAACTCTCTTTACAAGAAATAAACGTACTTGCACTGGTAGGTAAAACAATATGAGTAATTATACTAAACTGACTGACTTTGCCGCCAAAGATACTTTGTCTGCTGGCGACGTTAATAAAATTGTTAGGGGGACTGAGTTTGAAACTGAGTTCGACAACATTGCAACGGCAATAGCCACAAAAGCAAACACTGCTGGACCCACGTTTACAGGGACTGTCACAATTCCCGCGCTAACCTTTACAGGGACACTGGCAACTGGGACGATTAATGGAGGGACTTACTAATGAGTGATTTAGTAGATTTATTATTAAGTGGTGGGTTAGGAGCAGCAGGTCTTTCTTTAGCAGCTAAAGGCTACGAAGACTTAGGAGACATTGGAACTAAAGGCTACCGTGAGTTGTCAGGGTACACCACGGAAGAAGGCGAGTTCGTCCCCGGTTTAGCAGATAAGCTCTCAGGTATGCTAGAGTTTCAACCGTACACTGTTACTTCTGCTACTGGTGGTCAGTTCGGCATGACACAGGACCCAGAGACGGGTCAAATGTCGTACAACCTCGCTACTTCTCCTGAAGAACAGGCTTTCCAGCAGCAAGCCATGAAAGACGCAGAGATGTACTTTGGGCAAGCAAGAACTCCTATAGCGCAACGTGAGCAACAGGTGTACGACCGTATGCTTACGGCCATGTCTCCAGAACAAGAGCGTCAGAGGCTTGCTTTGGAGCAACGTATGGCTTCTCAGGGAAGGCTAGGGGTCTCTACAGCGCAGTTTGGCGGTACTCCAGAGCAACTAGCAATGGCTAAAGCTCAGTCGGAAGCCCAGAACCAAGCCATGTTAAACGCTATGCAGTTTGCAGGACAAGAGCAGCAACGACAATCCCAGTTAGGCACTGGTATGCTGGCTGCTGGCTACGTGCCACAAGCTCAGTTGCTCAATGCGTTACAACCCGGAATGACCGCAGCAGAGCGTCAGAGACAAGCATTGTCGGAGCAAGCAGGAGCATACGGTGAAACTTACGCTTCAGGCTTACAAGCGTTACTTCAATCAGGACTTGGACAAGCTGATTTAGCTAGGACTCTAGGAACTTCTATGGCTTCTCAAGGCCTTGAAAGTTTCTTAGGCGGTTTGTTTACTTAAGGAGAACATATTATGGCTAAATTTTCAGAGAGTTTTTTACAGCAGCTTGGCAGGCCAGATACAACAGGGATGTTTCAGTTAGGTTCTGCTATTGGAGGTGCGCCGGGTCAAATAAGGGACCAACGAAAGAAGCAAGAGTTTAACCAGTTGATGCAGCAAGGGCAGCAAGCAATGGCTTCTAAGGACCCTGCTGCTTTGGCAAATGTTGCCCAGCAGTTAGGCGCCGCCGGTTACCAGAAAGAAGCACAACAGATGATGCAGGCTTCTAGGGAAGCTTCGGAAAAAGCAACAAGAGTTTCAGCAGGAAGGGACTTGTTAAGCGGTGTTCCTTTACAAATGAGACAAGGTGCAGGAGCTTTGGCAGATCAAGGTCTTCTTGAACAAGCTCTGGAAGCTCGTGGTTTAGCTCAGACTAGACAAGTAGAGCTGGGGCAACAAGCTCTAGCAAAAGTTGCGGGTGCTAGTGGGGCGAGAATTAGTGAACCTAAGAATCGAGAAAGGTTTTTCAGACTTGCTAAAGCCTATCAAGTACCTCCGGAACAAGCTTTTGAAATATACAACCAGTTTGCTACTACTGCTGGTGGAGATAAAACAACAAAAGGTGAAGTAGTTATTAGAGACAGCCAAGGAAACCTGTTTACACGAGCTACTCAGTATAATAAACAAGGTCAGGCTAACGAGGTTCTTCTTCCTTTCCCTGGTTCTCCTCAACAACCAGTGGGCGCTTTGACTATTGTCTCAGGGACAACCGGAGGAGGTATGTTTGACAGACCCGGAGTCGCTGGTCAGACTACAGAAGAACAAAAGTTTAACGAAGCAAGAGTATCAGCCGTTGTTCAACTTCCTTCTTTACGACGATCTGCAAAAAACATAAGAGAATCTATTGATTTGCTAGAGTCCGGTGACGTTACAACTGGTGGTTTTGTCCGGAGAATGTCTAGAGGTTTGACTGATTTTTTAGGAAAAACACCTAAAGATATTGGTGAGTTTGAGACTCGACTTGGAGACATTGTTTTAGCTCGTTTAGAAAGTTTTACTGGTGCTATTTCTGAAGGGGAACGTAAATTTTTAATCGATCAGATAGGGAGTTATCAAGCTAGTGGTGAGAGTAACTTAGGAAGACTAAAAGTTTTGTTAGAACAGGCAGAAGATTTGATGCGAGACGGTGTGGCTTTAGCAACTGCTGAGGACTTTACTTCTTACCAAAGATCTTTAACCCAGCCAGACCTTAGTTTTATTCCTGAAGCAGAAAGGCAAGAAGCTATGGAGGCTTTCCAGAGAGGCGAAGTATCAGTCCAAGAGCTAAGAGGTATGTACTAAATGGCTAATTTTCAAGAACGACTAGCGTTGTACAGACAGCAGCAGGAAGAAGAGGAAACAATAGGGACTCTTTCTCCTTTTCAAAAAAGGGTTCAACAACATAGGGCACAAAACCCGACCCTTGGCAAACCTGAAGTACAAGAAGAGGCAGGCCCTACGTGGCTCCAGAAGAACTTAGATGTCCCCGGAGGAATGGCCGGTGGTTTAGCCGGGGCAGGCGCTGGTTTTATGGTAGGTGGTCCTCCGGGTGCTGTCATAGGTGGCATTGCTGGGGGTGCCCTTGGAACAGGAGCAGGGACTGTAGTCTCAGAAACCCAGTTCAAAGACTCTGAAGAAATAGACGCTTATTCTTTAGCAGTTGAAAATGCTTTATGGTCTATGGGTTTTGACATGGTTACTTTAGGTTTAGCTTCTAAAGTAAAGCCTATGTACTACGCAGCTAAACACAAGATGGGTCTCAGTGCGGAACAAACAGCTAAAGAAGTTGTTGAGGGTGCTTACGGAGCAGGGAGTAGAGAGTCTTTACAAGCATCTCAAGCTATACTTAATCAAGGAGGTGCAACCCTTTTACCTTCTCAAGTACGCTCTAGCGGCTTAGAAAACTTTAAAGAACGTATTGCTTCCGTTGGTTTAATCTCCAGACAAACTATGGAAGACAACTCAAGGGCTGTAAACGAAGTAGTCCAAGACGAACTCACTACTTTAATCAACCGGAACGCACCGGGAATGGACGCAGACCCTTATGTTATGGGAGAAGCTTTTTACTCTCTTATTAAAGCAGGGGAAGACGCAGTACAACAGTCGTACCTTAAGGGCCTAGACGAAATAAAGACAAACCTCGGTGTGGGCTTAGGACAGCGGGTAGACGCTGCTACTATCTTAGATCCTGTTACTAAGTACTTGAAAAATAAAAAAGGAGAAGCAGTAGACGAACTGAGTCCAGAATCAATAGACTTCTTGAATCAACAGTTGTCTAGGCTTCGGAGTTTACCGGAGGGTACTTTCCCGGTGTCTGAGCTAATTACTTTAGACAAGTCGTTTACTCAGCGAGTGACAGCTAAATTTGGCCCTGAAGGTGCAGAAAGAAACGCTGTTGTGCAAGCAGAGTTGGCAGACGTAGCTACTCAGATGCGTGGGGCCATTTATGACGCTATGGTTAAAGTTAGCCCAGATGCGGCAGAGTCCTACAAAACTTTAAAGGCTGCTTACGGAGAAGGTATAAACGCCCTGTATCCAAAGATTAACAAGGGCTTTATAAGGGCTGCTAATCAAGGGAGCTATCTTGGTTTAGGGAGCCTAGCGGCTAAAGCGACCAACTTAAATCAA